GGTACTTGCACTGTTGTGACAAAGGCTGGAAAATTTAAAGGAGGATACTATAATTTACCATTCATGACGAAAGGAGGAATGTGTATGTTACCATTGTTATCTTATGGAAAGAAAGCTACTATATTAGGATTCCATTTAGGTGGACTTAATACAAGAGCTGGCTGTGGAACTTTAACTGTTGAAGAAATTACCAGTGCTTGTGAAGAGCTTGGTAAAGTTGATGGAGTTGTTTTGACTGCGTCAAGTGGTTTGAAATTGCAAATGGGAAATTTTCTGAATACTACTTTCGGTAAAACGATTGTTAATAGTAAGGAATTACATCCCAAATGTGCATCAAACTATTTGCCACCCGGATCCAATATCGAAGTGTATGGAACGATGCAAAATCGTGCCACACCTAGATCAAATGTAGTTGAATCCATTATTTCTCCTCATGTGGAGGAAGTTATGGGACAACCCAATTTGTGGGGTCCGCCAAAGTTGAATGTTAAAGGGAAGTACCCATATCAGGAATCTTTAGTATATTCGGCAAATCCGAGTATGCCAATTGGAAGTATTTTGCCTGTAGCCGTAAAGGATTATAAGCAAATTACAGCTGATGTTAAAAATAAAGTTCCTGAATTGTTTGAGTGTACACCTTTGAGTGATGTCGAAACAGTAAGTGGAAGAAAGGGTGTTAAGTTTATTGACCCCATGAATTTCAACACTTCACCTGGATTTCCTTTCACTGGATCTAAGAAACCTTTGTTGGTAGAATTGGACCCAGAGGATTATCCTGATGTAGGATTTCCTCGAACTTTTGTTCCTGAAATATGGGCAGAAGTAGAGAAAGCAAAAGATATTCTCCGGTCAGGAGAACGTTTTTATGCAATTTGGAAAGGATGTTTAAAAGATGAACCCACAAAAATTACTAAGGATAAAGTACGAGTTTTTCAAAGTGCGCCTTTAGTGGTGCAAATTTTGATTAGGAAATACTTTTTGCCATTGGTAAGGATTATTCAGACTAATCCATTAGCATTTGAATGTGCTGTTGGAGTTAATGCTGAAGGTCCTGATTGGGAACAATTGTGGAATCACGCCGTTAAAAAGGGCAGTGATAGAATTCTGGCTGGAGATTATTCGAAATATGATTTACGCATGCCTGCATCTATTGTAAGCGCAGCGTTTGATGTATTATTGGATATGGCTGACAAATGTGAAGGATACAACGCAGATGATCTTTTGATTATGCGCAATCTTGTAGCAGAAGTCGTTTATGCCAAAATCTCCTACAATGGTGAATTGATTGGA